GTTACACCCCCTCTATGTGCCTGCGGCACATATTCACCCTCTCTTTTTACCCGACCCTGCAAGCCGGGGCACGCCGTACCAGCCCGAGGACGCCGGGGAAAGGTTGCCAAGCGCGCAAGGCAGGCCGCAGCCAGCACCGCCACCCAGGCTGCCACCGCGCCAAGGGGCAAACAGGCCCGCCGAACCGGGCGAATCGAACGCAGCCCGTACATAGGTGGAACCGCTGCCATTGAACTTTTCATACATCATGGCTTCCGTACCCAACTTGCCAAGCTTACGGATATAGTGCCACGACCAAGTCGCCTTGTCGTTCAGGTCGAAGGAGCCGGTCTGGGCATAGTCCGAGGAGATAGAACCAACCTGCTTCTCACCGCTCTTGCAGGAGAACACGTCATAGTGCCAGTGGTCATCGTCCACGATGCTGGCTTTCCACAGAGGGTCAAGCTGTTCCGTATAAGCGCCGATCTGCATCTCGATGCCGGCCACACGGTACGGATATTTTCCGTTCGTCAGATTACCCCGACATCCATCGCTATGCCCCTGCACGCCCTCTGTTGTGCCGGACTCCCACGGCATAGTAGATACCAGCATCGTGGTCGTAGTGTCGATAGGAGAATCCAACTCAAGGTTCAGAGCCACATACTCGGTCTCGCTCACGGTCACATTGGTAATGCTGGAAATCTTGGCCCAGTTGAAAATATTGTGATTATAGTCCGTGTTGCGGTCCGTTCCCGTATTCTCGCCGCGCTCACCCATGCAAACAGCAGAGCCCACGAGGAAATTTGCCCCCTGCGCTTTCGTCACGAGCACTCGCTTTACTCCAGTTTCCGCCACAGCAGGGCTGTACTGGTAATTATAGACAGTGCAGCCCTCCAGCTTGCCGCTGTTGCTCAGCGTCCAATGGCGCAACCGCCATTGGGCCAGAACATACTGCTGGTCGCAGTCAGTCCACAGGGCATCATAAGCGGTAATCTTACGAGCCATAGGGATAGCTGCGTTGGCGCTTGTCCACGGCATCGGGGGCAGTCCAGCACCGCTGGTCATTCCACCCTTGGAATTTTTGCCGCCAAGGAAAGCCGGGTGCCATGTCAGCCAGCGGCGACTCTTATCAGGGGCCACATCGCCAGCCATAGGATCATAGCCGCCGCCCTCGAAGGTGCGGAAAGAGTTATACAGGTATGCGCCATCCTCCCACTCCTTCAGCATCAAGGACAGAGCGAAGCAGTAAACGGGTGCGGTTTCGCCGGAAAGATCAAACCCGGTTTCACCCTCAACTGCCAGCACGTTCATCGTGCCATCTTCCAAGGACAGCGCATTGGCGCGAATGTACCATGTGAAAGGATCCTCTTCCGACCAGTCTGCGGTTTCCGGGCTGGTGTCAGTCAGAAGCGGAGCCGCTTCACGCCCGTCTGCCAGATCATCCAGCGGGGTGCCGGTGTAATCACCACTCACATCATCACTGTAGAAGCGAACGGTGTAGGTTTTGCTGCGAGCGCTCTCTGCGAGCATTTTCGCAAAGCGTTCCAGGCGCTGATACTTCGTCACGCCATCACCGGCAGACAGCGGCCACCAGCTCCAGAAGATTTCTGTGGTATTTTTGCCATCCAGCAGACCGCGGAATGTTGCATCCACGAATTCTGCGCCGGCAGTACCGGCAGCAATGCCTGCCAAAATGTCATTTTGGCGTTTCATCTGAGCGGCCAGTTCCAGACCGGTTTCATCGCTCATAGGATGATTGATAAGTTCCCATGTGTCACCCATTTCTTATACCCCCTTTTAGGTGCTTTTCTTGATGAAAAACGACAGTCGGCCGCTCTCGTCCGGGCCAAGTGCATAGCTTGCAGAAGCAGCGCTTGCCGCAGCCTGCTGGGCCGCAGCTGTCGTCTTGTTCAACAGATCCTTCGATGTCTCGGCAGCGGCCTTGCTGGTCTCTGCACTATCTTTCGCCGCATCCGCAACAGCTTTTGTCTGACTATACAGTTCATCCAATTTTGCAGCTGATTTCCTGCGAGCGATTGCGTAGGTCAAAATATCAATCATACGCCACCATCCTTACATCGGGTAGAACTTCCCGGTAGAATCGGCTATGTAGATATTGCCTGTGTGGATAACCAGTGCTTGCGCCCCCATCGGTGCAGATTTGATATTCTGCAGGTCTGCTTCATCGTCGCAGTAGTACACCGTGGCCGGCTGGGCTGCGGTGCCATACTGCTGCATAACTTTGAACATAGAAACTCCTTTCCAGATTATAGCCATGCAACATCTGTAAATCTGATTTTTGTTAGAAAATCACGGATTCCGTGATTTTAACTGCTCCTGCGAACAAAAAAGGAGAAACGGCCATCGGCATCCGGTCCGAATGCAAAATTGATAGATGCCGCCGATCCCGCCACCTGATTGGCAATGTCCGCTGTCCGGTTCATGTAGTTCAGCGCATTTCCTTCGGATGTTCGAGCGTCTGCCGCGCTATCCCTCGATGCACGCTCGCTTGCCGCCGCAGAAGACGCATTTTCCGTGGAGATTCTTTCGGACTTGCTGGCCGCGATTGCGCTGGCATTTGCCGCAGATGCGCTCCGCGCCGCAGCCTGTTCCGATGCGCTGGTATTGGCAACGATCTGCTTGATTTCTTCCACATTTTTCAGGATAGCGTCCGCAACATCGGAGCGCAGCGCATAAAGCAGTCTCCACTCATCGTTATCATCAAGGGCATACTGTGCCGCCATTTCGATGCAGTATGCAATGCTCGCCGGCTTTGCCAGCTTTTTGACCTTGTAAGACGATCCGGTTGTTTTGCTTGTGGGCAAATCCTTGATATCCTCCAGCGTGTCCACATAAAATGTGTACCACGCTTCGGTTTCAGTTTCGAGCAGTTTGTTTGCAATAAGAATTGCCATAAAGGTTCCTCCTTTCAGCTGATTCCGACTGCATCAGCGAATTTTGCAAGTGCTTTTTTCTCAATTTCAAGGAACTCGTCGTACTCCCAAGAGGGCAGAATCGTCAAAGCATCCAGTTCTGGCAGTTCCGCTTTGATGGGCAGGCAGTCCCCGATTTCGATGTACCTGCGGTTATGATAGTAGGCGCTTGCCAGAACACGCGCTTTGTGGGCCCAGCAGATGCCTGTAAAACGTTTATTGGCCGTTCCGAATAATTCATAGTTCAGGCCGGAACACCAGCCACAGCCAGCGGAAACCGGGCAATCCAGACATTCCTGCGGAGATTGGGATGTGCGGGTGATTGCATCGAGGTCAGCTTTTGCCTGACGCTGGTTTTCCGTAGCGTACAACCCATCATAGACACTGCCAAAACGGACTTTGTTGGCCTTTTCAGTTCCAACAGAAATAGGAGCGTACCTCACACAGGGGTATGCGCTCCCGTCCGGTGCAAAGCACAGCATGGATCCCGTGCCGCCACAGAAGTTTTTGTCATCCTTGGATTTTCCTCCCAATGCGCTATCCAGAATCGTAAGAACAACATCCAAGCGTTTTTCGACAATGTAGTCTGATACGGATTTCAGCTGGTCATATAAAGTGCGGCCGTTTCTCGGTTCATAGACCGGCTCATAAGCATAATTGCAGGAGATGCTTTCGCATCCCTCGTTCAGCATCATCTTGATGCTGTCAGCGATATACTTAAAGGAACCCGGAACAAAGGTCATCTTTGAACCATACCAACCATACTTTTTTCCATCTTGAAAAGCCGCCCACGCCCTTGAAAAGCTACCCTTTCCAGCCTCATCCAGCCGATACATATCGTGAAGTTCCTGCACTCCGTCAATACTGACAGTGACGGACATCAACTCATGATATTTTGCAAAAAGGCTCTGTGCTTCAGGGCTGAACCACAGTTGCCCGTTGGTCGCAAAACTGATCCTGGTAAACGGTGCCAGAGGAATTTTGCGCCGCCAGCATTCCGCAAACCAATAATCACAGATTTTTTCAATCAAGGGCGCTTCCAGCAGGGGTTCACCGCCGATGAAGTCGAGGACAACCGCCCTTGTGTTCTGATTGATAAAATCGGAATCATTTTTTTCATACAGGTCCAGCAGGTAATCCACGATTTTCTTTCCGGTTTCCAGCGTCATTTTCTCGGTGGACTTGTGGTGCTCATAGCAGTATGAGCACTGCAGGTTACAGGCATTCGTAATCTGGAACGTGACATTTCGACACACGCTTTTCATTTCGGGCAGATCCCGGCAGTACAGGCGTTGAACTGTATTGCCGTAATCCTCAAACCGTCTGCTTTTCAAACAACCGCACCTCCTCCCGGCTGAAATCGAACAGATACCGGTCAAAAGCGCTGTCGTTCAAATCGATGTACTTTGCCACAACCGCGTCCTGTGCCATCTTCAGTTTCATCTGCGCCGCACGGCACAGTTCTGCATAGTGCATAATGATTTTGGCCGTCTCGGGGTTTGCATTTGCGTTCAACTGCCGGTTCAAAACAGAAAGCAGCATTTCATAAGATTTGGTCTCATAAAACGCCCTCTCTACGGCCTCACTCTCAGTCGCAGTCAGTTCTACAATTTTCATGCTAACGTCCTTCCTTAGCAGGCATCCATTTTGGGGAGACGTTCAACGATTTGGCGGTAACGAGATCTGATTTTGTTCATGGCCCCCATAGCGGATGTCAGCGCCCGAAGATTCTCATTGAAATTCAGGCGCAGGTATACTGTGAACAGGCACAAAACATACCATTTGGCAAAGATATCAGCATCTTCCGAGCAGGCATACTCTCCTGCACTGCGCAACGTATCGGCACATTTCAGGTCTTCGGTCACCGGGTTCGCCGAGAAGTTAAACGTTCTCGCCGCAAGGCCAAGCGCCAAAAGGTTCTTGCGCTCCTCTGCCGCATTGTCGATTTTGCAGGCTTCAAGTGCGGAATCGACCACTGTCCTGCAATAAATAAACCAATCGTCAAAGTTGGTTGCATCCAGTGCACACAGGGAACTCGTGCAGCCCAAGCACCAGAAAAGTTTGTCTTCGCCGCTAGGGACGGAGGACAAAAGCATCTCCCAGTCTTCCACGTCAACAGTTTCCTGCTGAAGCAATTTGACCATCGGCAAATTACGAAGATACGATGCTTCGATGCCATCATCGGCATTTTTTGCATAATGAATAGTCATCTCCATGATATTTCTCCTTTTCGCAAAGAATTAAAAGAAAAGGCCACCGCAGCCTCCACTACAGCTGCCACTGCATCCACCAGAACAAGTACCCGAACATCCATCGCAGCTGGAGTCGCAGCCGCTAGTGCACTGTGAACCGCAGTGCGAATTACAGTCGCCTCTGCAAGAGTTCGAGCAGCCGCTTTCGCAGTTAGCAAGGCAACCCGTTCCAGCGCAACTATCCTGACAGCTATTTGCACAATAAGATTTGCACCCAGTCGTGCAATTGTTATCGCAGCTATCAGCACAGTTCGCGCTGCAGCTTCCTTCGCAGGTGCTGGAGCATCCATCACAGCTACCAGAGCAGGAGCCTGAGCAAGTCGTTTTGCAATTGTTATTGCAGTTATCCGCACAGGTTTTTGTGCAAGAGCCCGTACAAGACCCTGTGCAGGAGCTTGTGCAGGTGTTTGTACACGTTCCCGTGCAAGTTCCGGTACAAGTGCCAGCGCAATCATTGGCGCACGCTCTCGTACAAGTTCCAGTGCAGGTGCTCGTACAGGAGCCGGTGCACGTCTCTGTACAAGTACTGGAACAGTCGTTTGCACAAGATTTTGTGCAGGAGCCGGTACAAGTACCCGTACAAGTGCTCACGCAACTTCCCGTGCAGGAACCCACACAGTCGTTTGCGCAGGATCTGGTGCAATAGCCGGTGCAGGAACCGGTGCAAGAGCCGGTACAGCTTGAGCAAGCCGAGTAGCACCCTGTTGTGCAAAGTCCAGAACAGGCACCAGAGCATCCGCTGGATGCCGACGTTTCAGGAATCGCACTAAGCTGACTGAGAACCGCAGCGGCCTGTGTCAAAACATCAGCCGCAACCTCACTCCCGCTTGCGGGCGTGATGGAACTTCCTGTGATTGCTGAAAGTGGCTGTGTGATTTTCTGGATGTGCTCATTGATAATCTGCCGACCAGACCCAGGCGCTGTCGTATAGGTCTGTATGTATGCAGACATACTTCCAACACTCTGCCCTTGCGCTGTACCCTCCGACTTTCCGCGTCGGTTAAGTTCAGCATCAAGCTGCTTCTTCAGATCTGTATAATCGGTCGCGTATATCTGATTGCCCGCTCTTGCCATCACACACCACCCACTCTCACCTTTATCAGGCGCATATCGGTGCGATCATCGCCTTCGCACGCATACCCAACAATCTTGTTTGCGGGATACGCCTCGCATGAACCGACAGCGCGGCCAACTCCGGGAGTGCTGGAAAGAACGATGTAATCGCCGGTATGCACCGGACCGACAACCTTTGCATGAACACGTCCAGCAAGGGACACAGGGATGAAAAGGGGCAGGTTCCTCGCAAGGAAGTCCTGCCCTTCTTCAACCTTGTTGCCACCGATGAGCATTGCATATTCATCCGTGTGGACGCCAGCAATGCGATTGGACAGATTTGTAGCCTTGATATATCTCTCGGTCTGACTGGATGTATCAAGCGCAATGATGTCCCCCGGTTCGGTGTTTTCACCGCGGGGCATGAACTCAGCGTAGTCGTTATACACAGCATCATAGACACGGCGTGCGGTAACGTCCTCCGTGACTCCAAGCGATTTAACATGAGCATCGCCAGTAGATGCAATGTAGTGCGCCGTTCCATTTGCAAAATAAACCGTACCGGTGAAAGTGCCTCCCACATTACGCATTGCGCCAAGATTTTTGCAGGCATCAGCGGCGGTGCCAGAACCTGTACCGCCGCGTTCTATCGGAAGGTTCCCGCTTGTGATCTGGCTTGCCGAATGCTCATGCGTAGACGGTGCGAAAGCATTCGCGTGTTTGCCATCGATCGTATCGGCATCGCAGCCTTCCATCAGCCCGTATGCTGCCAACAGAGCCACTATCTGCTTCGCCGTAAAGTCACTTTTAGGCAATGCACTGTTTGCTGTTCCCTTGACAGTAGACAAGTCGGAAATGGCCTGATTCAGCAGGGCACTCAAAATATATGTGACCATGTTGAACTGCTGGCTTGTCGGCTTTCCGTTCAAACCGCCGACAATAGAAGCCCAGCCGCTCTTCCAATCCTCCAGTGAAATGTCTTGCTTCACGCCAGACATAGAAAACGCCACCGTTGCATAATCTTCAAGCGCCCCGGCGCGACCTTCTGCCATAATAAATCACCCCCAGTTAATTGATGGACTGTGCAAACTTTCCTTCGCCGAAACCTGCAACTCGCGGATTGAGATCCACAAAACCAAAGGTTTCCGCATCCTCTGTCGAGCAGTCCACGCGAACCTTTACGCCCGCAGGACGTACAATAAGGTCATGCGTTCCCAAAATAGACATGACCATATCAGAAAACGGTGCCGAAATCGAAAGGAAGATTGTCGCTGGAACATCTCGGCGTTCGCTATAAACCACCTGCGTTGCTCCGAAGATGATTTTGGTCGCTTCAATGATTTCATCCGGCGTGCAGCGGCAGGAATTGACAAAAGCCTTATACTTCAGGCAGACGCGATAAATATCGTCATTATCCGCGAGCTCTCGGCTTCCAATCATTGCTCCAGCCTGCTGGCGGGTCAAGCAGACCAGCTGTCCAAGCCGGTCAAGCCAAACACCTGTGCAGCTATCAAAATTGTTCAGATTTTCCAGACCGCCCAGAAACAGAGAGGCGTTTTCATATTCCGGCGCAACGGCCCAGATGATGCCATCAAGGTTTGACATTTTTTCAACGCTGAGAGGTGTTTCTTTCAGAACTTCGTAGCCCATTAGGATACTCCCTTGCTGGAAAACTGCAAAATCCATTTCCCGGCTGAGTTCTTTCGATAGATTGCAGGTGGGGTTATAATTCTGGCAATGCTTCCCATTTCGCAATCTTCTGGTAAATCCTTCAGATCATCTACGGTATCGCAAATATAGTCCCCCAGTTTGCTCTCTTCGTAAGACTCCAGTTGAAACTGCATCGGCAGTTTGCCATACATTTCCTTATAAGCGTCAATCATGCTTTCACCACCCGGATGCCGCTCATGCTAAGAACCGGCTGTTGGTTGATTTCAACCGGGACAATGCCTGTCAGCATAGAATTATCGGCAACTCCTTCAATGTCCGGTTTTTCGCTCAATAAGCCTCGGATTTCAACATAATCAACGCCGGACACGCTTTCCATGATGGGGCGGATGAACGTTTGCAGGCGAATTGTTGTCCCTGCTGAAAGAATTTCTTCCATCAGCAGGGCCTTGATTCTCGCCGCATAATCGTCGTCCAGCCCGCCAGAACTCGTAACCGTAACAGAGAGCAGCAGATAAACGTCATTCACTCGAGTAAATTCCAGATACTGCCGATTGCCGTTAATGTCGGTAGCGTAAGCATAATGCTTCCCGTATGCACGAATGCCGCCTGCTTTGTTTTTCCAGATGATGTTGGCCACATCTTCATCGCTGCCGCCCTGGACAACAATTTCAATGCTATGCGGAGGTCTGCCCGCCGCATCGGTCGTATCGTTGTAGTTCTCGTATCCAGCCGCAAAGGTCACACCATCCACATCGCTGTACAGCAAGGAAACGATGCTTGCGACCGTGCCGGTGCCGCGGCTTGCAACACGGTTTGTGTAACTCGTTCTGGCCTCGGCATCCGTCTGGGTTAGTCGGCCCTTTATCGGCGCGATATCATTGGTGCAGGCTGTCCAGCCATCCACAGTAGTGACAATCTGCGTAATAACACCATCAGCCAACACATAGCTGCCATATTCCGCGCTTTCAAACTGGATATTGCTGGTCACTTCCGTAACCGTAATGTACTTGCACAACGTTGCCGAAAAGCTGTCAGCGGCGCCCGATGCAGTCAAAACGATTGAATGTTCTCCTTGATCGTCAGTTTCGTCCGAAACAGCAATGCCGAACTTTACCAAGGCATCAAAGGACTGGACAGCCGCAAGCATCTGCGAGTACGCATCGTCATACGAGGACACGGTCATTTTCTTTGTGACGCTGGAACTTTCTGCATAGGTTCCAACTTCTCCGCTTGTCGCATTGCGAGAAACGCCAAAATCAAACGTAAAGGTTCCTGCAATGCTTTCAATCGGACGAATCGCCAGCTTTCTCCAGTTTGCGCTGGAGATTATGGATGCACTGACCGCCTGAAAAGTACGTTGCGGTCTGCTGCTCGACTGAATCAAAGCGCCAACCGGAATGACCGTTCCCTCTTGGCCAGTACAAGAGATAAAATACTTAGTTTTGGCCTGTCCAATGCGGCTCACCCCGCCCACCTGCATCACGTTATCTAACGCAACGCCGCAGGCCGTATTGGGGAAAAGCTGCTGATATGCAGCAGCATAAGCCTCCCAGAGTTCTGCCGGGGCATCCGCAAAAATTGTAAACAAGACGTTCATCACGCTTTGCGGGTTCTCCGATGGGTCAACTCCGACCTCGTCTTTAAACCTTTTGCAGATGTCGGTGTAAATTTCATCCAGTCGGCGCATTTGAAAGCCCTTATCCGTCACTCCGTAGTCCGACATGGGACAGTTCCACCTCGCTTTCTATTTCTCCTTCGGTGGTGGTCGCGGTAAAAGACGCTCGGAGCGTTCTGGTCTTTGCATCCTTTATAAGGTTGATGGTGCCCACCCCTGTTACGCCATCAACGGCAAGGATTTGGTCTCGCAGGGCCTTCTCGATCAAGGCTCGATTCGGAACCTTCACAAGGATTGTTTCAAAGTAAGGCGTGCCCATAGCGGTATTGAACACCCATTCTCCTTTGATCCAGCGCAGACGAATTTGCACACCCTGCCGAACGGCATCGATGATTTCAAAATCGCCGGTTTCGTTGATGTATAAATCACCATCAGCAGCAAGCGCAAGGTCTTTCAATGCCATTACTGCGGACCTCCTGTCTTTCCGTGTACGCCAGCATGGGTATGCGTATTCATTACGATGCCACCAAGTACCAGCGTGCCAGAAATGTTCACGTTTCCTTGCACCTGAATGTTGCCTTTGATTTCCGTATTGCCGGTAACATCAAGCAACGGAGTGGTAATTTTGGTACTGCCATCCGTCACCTCGATGTTAGAACCGCCTCTTTGAACAAAGACGGAACTGTCTTTCAAGGTTATGGTTGTGTCTTGCTTTTTCAGTTCGATGCAGTCTTTCTTGACCGTGATGGTCGCAGTCGGCGCAAAAACAACTGCTGCGTCCTCACTTCCGGCACGCTTAACCTGCTCGCTAGACGATGCAGGCAAGCCCGGCAGCAAGGTTGCGTTGGATAAGTCCCACTTCAAGTCCGTTCCAGAGCCGCCCTCTCCAAAAATAGCCACACATCCATCCCCGGAATGCACAGGAAAGGCAAACCCGATTGTGCCGCCTGCTCCGGTAGGCATCAGGATAGCCGTGCCCGAAATTTTAGGGTAGGGTACTTCCCTATCATCATCGGTCGTTACTTTCAAATCCGGCGTTAGTTCAGCAGTGAAATTTTCGGACACGTTACCAACCTTAGCAGGTGCCGAGGTGTGGATATTATCCCTCATGTACTGGTCGATGATGCTCACGACTGCATCGCGGAAGTCCTGATCCACGCTATTTCACCTCCACAAATTGCCCAACGCATTGCCAATCGTCGCCCTCCGTATCGCCAATGAACCTGATTTTTGACGCCCGGTAGTTTCCCTTATCCTCTCGGGATTCTACTTTCACATAATCGTCAATCTGAATATGGCCATTCAGGCAATACGTAACCTCAATGCCTTTCTTGGCCTTTCTTTTGGTCGTATTGGAACTCGCGTTCTTACTCGTTGAAGATTTGCTGCTGGTCGATGCGGATTCAAAGAAAGGCTTCGGTGAACCGATCATGCCGGAATCGGCCGAAAGGACATAAGCCGCCATCGTTAGCGGTTCATCCAGTGCGCATATCTGAATAATACCATTCTGAACACTCCAGCGAAGTTTGCTTCTGTCGCACAGCCGCCCGATAAGCGTCTTTCCTGTGCCAACAAAAGCAAAATTCTTAAAGTCGATCATTTTGGCCTTGGGGGAAAGTTTGACTTCACATCCCATTTCCTGGGCAACATCCCTGACGATTTTTTCTCCGTTCACAACGCCCGAATAACTCAGGCTCACCGTTGTATCTCGTGCGGATGTAAAGCTGTCCACAAACTCAATTGTGGTCTGCCGGTCCGCTCCGTTTGTTTCCGTTTCAAAGCACGTCAAAGAACCGCCCATAATAACGGGCAGGTCATCACCATATCCAGCGCGCAGCTCAATCAGGCAATCTTCCTGCTCCAAAAGGCGCAAGGTTTCATCTGCCAGATTCCAAAGTGTGATTTTCCCCGTATTAGAACTTGAACTATCACCAATTTCACAGGAAAAGGAACATCGGATAGCCCTCTTCGTTTTTTCGTTGGGTTTTCCGATTTCACGACCGACAGAATTATTTTTCCCAATTCTTACTCGGTACTGTCTATCCCAGATATCCATCTGTCACACTCCAAGCTGTCTTGCAGGAAGGTATAGCAGTTTCGCCTTTCCGTCCACAAAATCGTTGCGGCCAATTGTTTCCTGCTCCGTTTCAACGCCAAGGACGCCCGGCGGGCCTCCTTGGGTTTGATAGTAGAAATTCCAAATTGTCCCCGGCACGAGCCTCGCCATGCCGAGGATAATATTCATTTCTGCATCGTAGATGCTAAGCATCCAAAAACCGCCGTATGCGTTCCATGTCAGCCGAAGATTGTAATATACTTCGTCAAGGTTCACGCGCATAATGGAATCGTTTCGGTCTGGTACAGAGATCTCATAGTATTCCAAATCCATCATCTATACCTCACTTAAACAATCCAATGGCTTTTGCCCCAGAACAAAGAATGCTGCTGCGGGAAGAAGATTTTCCGCTATCGGAAGATTTTGCTGTGGAGGTGCTCTTCTGGCTCGCGCCAGTATTCTTTTTAGACGTTCCCCCTCGAGCATACTTTATGCTGATATTGGCAGTTTCTGTCGAATTGATAGACACCTGCTTCAACTTCAGTTCAATACGCTCGCTGTTGCTTTCCTCTTTGGGGAACGTCACACTTTCGATGCAGACGTTCTCATAGCTATCGCCTCCGGCCGTAAAGGTCATTGGCATTCTTTTTTCCCACAGCTGACGCAGTTCTTCTACTGCGCTTTGCACCCGGCTCGATGATGCCGGGTGCCGGTCCGCCCATGTAATCGGCGCGTTAGAAATCACAGCTGTGACATCAAGCGTCACCGCTTCCAGACAGATGTGGTCACTGGCGCTATATCCTTCTTCCGTTGCATAGCCCGGGATCTTGCTGGACAATGTTTCCGGGCGTTTGATGATAGCGTCAAACTCAAAATCTCCAAGTCGAGCGGGCTGTGTCGCTTCCATCAGGCATCACCTCCCGTAATTAAGCGCATGCGCCAAATCTTTCGTAGATTGCGAGGACTGCGAACTCACGGTAGACTGCAGTTTGGATGCGGCATTGCGATCAGACACTTGGAACGTGTAGCTTTGTCGGTTTTCCTGTTTTACAGTGATGTTTTTGGTGTTCGTGGTTTGAGCAATCGGCCGCTGTGATGCCGTTGTTGTAGACACCGGCCTTCCTCCCGAAATAAACGCGCTGGCGGCGTTTCTGCTTGCAGCAGTACTCCCAGAAGAAGTCTGCACCCCTGTCGGCGAATTTCCACTGCTTGTGCGGCCGCTGCCGCCAGAGGGCTTCCCGCCTCCCATACCGCTAAAGCCAGACGGGTTCTTGTCAGAACCGTCCCCTCCATCAGAATCATCGGAGCCATCGTCGTTTCCGCCGGTAAAGAAATTCTTCACGCCGTTCCACAGGTTCTTGGCCCAGGTGATTTTATCGCCGAACCAGTCAAAGAATCCCTTCAGCCAATCCCAGATTGCCTGTGCGCTTTCTTTCAGCGGTTCCCAGGTTTCGCCAAAAGCAGCCCGTCCCAGGCCATTCAGGATGTCAAGAAAATCCTGCCACAGTTCCTTGCAGCCGGTCAGGAATTGCGTCCAATCACCGGTCTGAAAGCCACCGGTCTGAAAGCCTGTAATCAAGCCAGCCAGAAGATCAAACAGGTGCCCGCCCAGCGTGATGATGCCTGCGGTCAGGTCAACCAGTCCTTGCCACAGGGCTTGCAAGACAACTAGAATCGTGCCTTTGTGCTCCTCCCAGAACTGACCCAGTGAATCAAGAGCATCTCGGCCAAATTGCTTTGCTCCCTCAAAGAATGCGCTGATTTTCTCTCGCAATGCATCAACGTCAACACCAGCTTCGCTCAGGAGCCGGCCAAAGACGCTGTCGCCGCCTTGCAGGAAGGTGAAAACATCTTCCAGCACAAGGAACAGCAAAAGCCATTTTGCGGCCGCAAGGGCAGTTTGCAGATTAAATCCTTGCAGGAGTTTCACCGCGCCTGCCAAAAAAGACAGAATCTTGCTTCCATTGGTGGCAAGGAATAGAGCCGTTGCGACCATCACGATCAGCTTCAGCAGCTGTTCCACGCCGCCAAGTTTCTCGGCAATATTTTTCAGCCACGAAGTCAGCCGTTGTGCTTTTCCTATCAGGAAATCGCTTATGGTTTTTATTGTTTTGCCAATACTGGTTGTGATGCCAAGCATGTCATCTGCGCCTGCAAGCCAAAGCCCCCACTGATTTCTGACATAAGTAAGAGCGTCCCTGATGCCGAAACCGAGTTCATCAAAGTTCTTTTGAATGTCGCTTTCCGCCGCAAAGAACGCTTCTTTCAGTTGCTTTGCGGAAAGTTTTCCGCTCTCTGCCAGATTTTGGAGTTGCTTTTCGGACACTCCCATTGCAGACGAAATGGCTTTCACCACCTCTGGGGCAGCTGTTTTTAAGTTGGAAAAGCTAGATTTGTCCAGCTTGCCCGAAGACATAGCCTTTTGCAGTACACTCATGGTGTTGTCAAGATTTGCTTCTCTGCCGGAGCCTTTTTCCAGCTTTTCGACAAGCGAAACAAACTTCACAGCATCATCAACTGGGAACAGCTTACTGTTCAGCTGCACCAGCTTTGTCACATCTCCGGCCATGACCCCGTATTCTTCACGGCAATCCTGAGCCCCTTTCAGAATCTTCTGCTGGATATCCGCTTGGTCTCCCATCTCGCGGGTTGCCCCGCGGATGGTATCGTTGATACTGCCAAATTCCTCTGCAAGACTAGCAAGCTTAGTAAAGGAAAAGCCGATGCCGATTGCGCCAAGTGCTTTAGCTGCAAAGCCTTTTACTTCGCTGATAGCGCTTTTTGCGTCATCAACAGAGCTTTTATCGATCTTGAACAGAATTTGATTGACGAACTTTCCGATTGCAGTTTCCTTCGCCGCCACTTATGTATCCCCCCTTCTGTCCTCTTGGCTTTTGGCGTACTCAATGTCCCGCTGCATCATAATCAGGTCGTAGAGTTTTAGCATTTCATCCAGATTATAAACATAGGTCAGTTCGTACATCGAAGCCACCCGCTCACGAATCAGGGTATACATAATCCATTCAAGGTTCGTTACTCTGTCGTTGTCGAACTCTCCGTATTGTTCGAGCTGCCCGCATGGCGCACTTTGAAAAGGCGTCCAAAGAGGGTGCTCGCATCGCTGAAAAAACCGCTGAAGTTCAGACGGATAACTTCAGCGCAAAGGATAAGCATACCAGCAAGGTACTGACAGAAGATTTCGTCATAAGCATCTTCATTCATAACTTCATAAACCCCATTTTCGGGATTCAGAACGCGCACATTGCTGTGGCTCAGCAGAAGTTCATTTACCAGCTTACTCAATGTTCTTCCATCAATGCGGCCAAGCGCCTTGACCAGCGAGTCTTTGTCCATGTCCATCCCGTCAAACATTTCCATGTTGACAGCATCCTTATCGTCGCTAGCAACCGACACGGTGCCCAGAATCGGCAGGATGATAGATGCAACATCGCCAAAAATGTAGGTGGCATCCTTGGCACCGAATGGACGAACCTTGAACTGGTATTCGCCAACCGTGATGTCGCGCATCTCCATGCGTTTCATTTTCATATCAGGTTTTCTCCTTTCAGTTCTTCGGTTCCATCTTGCCAACAGCCCGCAGTGTCCACTCCTGACTCTGGCCGGTCTTACCGTAAGCGCACGGGGCAGGCTTGGAAACCCATGCCTTGGACGCCGTGAAATCCGGGTTAGAGCCCAGATCCTTGATCTGCATATTGAAAAGGCCGCTGCCCGGGGTCTGCTTGTTATTGTTGTACCGCTTCAGCAGCCAGTTGTTTGTTTTGGAGCCGTACTGCAGGACCAGCTTGATTTCGTAACGAGGATCATCCGGAATCGAAATGACCACTTCGCCATCTGCACCGGCTTCATCCGTCACGCCATCACCCTGCGGAGTAATGGTAATAAAGCCATCCTCCGTAAAACCAGACGCGATGTGAATGCCCATGGTGCACAGAACGTTTTTCGGGGAGTAAACGGTTACATCTCCACGCATTTAGCGGTTCTCCTTTCTCAGTAATTCAGTGTGCCGCCAATTTTCGCGGCGATCAGGGCACCTGCCAGCTGTGCTGTCCATGTCACACCGGTAAGACGGCGGCTCTTACGAGTTGCGGCATCCAAATCGGCCGCGCGCGGCACAGTGACGGTATATGCACGAGACGCTTCTCCATCATCGGAAGAAGCATCCTGCACAATGCCACCAGCACGCACGCCCTCTTCCAGCGCATCAATGACAGCGTTCTGCACCAGCGCAATGCCCTGATCGGTATAAGGCACTTTGGGCAAGCCCAGAAGCAGGTTCAGCACCTTGGACTGAATTTCGGTCTTCAGCCAGTCACGGAAACGAATGGTGTCGATCCACTCGCCGCCACTCACCTTGCCACCTTGCACCATGGCTTTGCTGCCAACAGTTGTGTAATACGAGATATTGCGTGTTTCCAGACTTGCAATATCCGTGGTGGACAGTCCCTGTGCAGACACCATGGAAAGGGACTTAAAGCACCACTGTTCACTGCCCGGGTCATAGGAGAGGAACCGGGAGGCGTAAGCACAGTTCACGCAGTCGTTCTCGGCGGTAGCGTGAATGACCGCAGTGCGAAGCATTGCATCCGATACCGGAGAGGACGAAATGCCGGTTGTCTCGCAGATACACAGCTTTTCATTGGCTTCTGTCCAGTCGGCAATGCTCTGGTAGAAGTCCTCCTTGATGCCCGCCGGGCAGATGCAGTACCAGCCCGGCATACCGATGGCTCTGTCAAGAGTCACATCCACCTTTTCGGTGGAGCCGCTGGACAGCTTCTGCACCGCAATCATTACCGCAGGCGGCTTCGGGGACTGTCCAAACACCTTGCTGGCACCAATGTACACAGGGTCGTCCGCTGCGAATCCGGCGCTCTTGAGGTCCTGCAAGCTCGCATAACCGG